GCGTCTGCCGCTCTCGAACGTCTCGGTATCACTGCTGGTGAAGCAGGTGACGCAATCGCTGCGGCTGTGGAAGACATAGATACATTCGAAGACGCTCTTACAGCGATAAGCAAATTCATTCCAGAATTTGAAAGAGCGGCTAAGATTCAAGAAGATATCACAAAAGTGACCGCCATCTACGAAGCTGGTCTTGCAATCTTGAACGCTCAATTGGCAGAAGGTGAGATATCGCAAGCTGCTTTCTCTGACTCCACGCAAACTCTCGGTCAGCGACTGGTAGCTGCAATCGCCACAATCGATGGAACGACAGAGGCTATTGAGAAAGCCGCTTCTGCTTACGATTCTTATGTAAATAGGTCAGACCTCGACGCTGGTCTCAGTCGTCGTGAGGAAGCCCTTCGCCGTGAAGAAGAAGCTCTTGCTGATGTGACTGCCGAGTTGACCAAGAACAACGCGACAGTCTATCTGTTCATAGGGACTTCAAATGTTTACGTTGAAAGGCTGAGAGAAATCAACGATCAATTCGATCGTCTTGCAAATGAAAATCGTTTCTCGCAAACCAGTGCAGAAGTTGAAGCTACTGTCAAGGTGATGACGGATGCCTTCGCACGTCTCGGTGAGAATTTTGACAGTTTGAACGAACAGACTACTGGTCTTTCTATCTCAGACGTATCTGCCTTGCTTGATGTTCAACTACTGAACACCGAACAGAGGACTCAATCTCTTACCGAGATGTTGTCCGGACTTGCTGACGGTCTCCAAGCGACTGGTTCTGCCGGAGTAGCCAGTGCTGCTCAACTTCGAGTTTTGATTGCTGGTCTTGAAGACGGAACAACGACCGGGACTCAACTTCGTCTGGCTCTGTTGCAGATTGCTTCTTCAACGGGCGGTGTCCTTGGTGATCTTGCTCTTGAAGCGATTGAATTGTCCAGGTCTTCTGATAAGGCTGGAACAGACACAGAACGTTTGAGAGCGATCCTTGCAGTTCTCGGTGGAACGGCTGGGAGTGCAGATCGTGCTCTTCTTGGGCTTTCTGGGAGTGCGAATGTTGCTGCATCGAGTATTCGTGGTCTCGGCGGTGCTGCAATGGCGACAATCAGCGCTCTCAGAACTTTGGCAGGATTTGTCCCTCAACTTGCTGCTGCCCAAGAAGTTGCTGATCAATTGCTAGACGCCCAGACCGCTTTCCAAAGCGGAGTCGGTGGACTTGATCAACAACTCAGCGCTGGGACACTCTCTACTGATAGCTACGCTTCACAGATCACTCGCCTGCAAGAGACCTACGCTCTCGCTCGTTCAGAGATTGATGGGACTGCCGCTGCCCAAAGGAGTGCGAACGAGGCTTTCAAAGAATACACCGATGACAGCGCTCTCGGCGCTCTTGACGATCGTGCTCGTGCTATTGAAACGGAAACTCGTCGTTACAACGAATTGGTCGCAACTCTGCAGACCGGTGAAGATGCAACTTCCAGAATTGCAGACGTCACTGCTCAGTTTCAACAGAGGCTTGCTGCTGTCAACTCAGAATTCGATGCTCTCTCGGATGGCGGTTCTAGCGGTGCCTCTGGTGGTGCCGCGAAGACTGTTGAAGAAATCTCCGATGCCATGGAAAGAAAACTGGAGATCGTCGATTCTCTTCTGGAGCCGTTAAGAACCTATACAGAAGAAATGGAAATTCTCAATCAACTGATGCAAGAAGGAACTCTTAATCAAGATCAGTTCTCTCAATCCGTTCTTACTGCTCGCATTCGGTTCCTTGAAAGCCAAACTACGATGCAGGCCGGTTTTGAGAGAGGGTTCCTCAAAATCATCGAGCAGACTGCTGACTCAGCCTCGCAGATGGAGAATATCATCACGGCTGCCTTCGATGGTATGTCGTCTGCGATCGCTGATCTTGTTGTCGATGGAACTGCAGATTTCGGCTCTCTGATCCGCAACATCAACAAGATGATAGTTCAGCTTGTCGTCTCTCAAGCCTTCCAACAGTTGTTCGGTGGTGAAACCGGACTTGGTGGCGAGGGCAGCGGAACTAAGAAAGGTCTCTTTGGAGCCTTCTCCGGTTTCCTTGGAGGCATTGTTGACAGTATATTCGGGATCGGAGCGGCGGCTATCCCGGGAGCGGCGCAGGGCGGTAGTTTCCAGGTGGGACCGGGTTCAGGCTTCGGTGGGTTGACAGGGCATGACAATCGTCTTGTCCCGCTTCGTTTGAAAGATGGTGAGCATGTTGAAATCACTCCTCGAGGAGAAGAGCCCGGTGGAGGTCGTGGCAGCGCAGGAACGACTGTGATCTTCAACGTAACCACTCCCGATGCACAATCGTTCCAAGCAAGTCAAAGTCAGCTTGCCGCTCGGGCCGCTCGTATGATCAGTTCTGGTAGAAGGAACATGTGATGGCTTTTCACGAAGTCCTTTTCCCAAGTGACATCAGTCGCGGCTCAAGCGGTGGTCCCCGTCGTCTCACAGACGTAGTGACACTTCGTTCGGGATTTGAGTTTCGCAACTCTCTTTGGGCTAATTCTCGACGTTCATACAACGCTGGTCTCGGCCTTCGCCATATGACTCATCTCTACCAAGCCATTGAATTCTTTGAAGCCCGTCGTGGCCGACTTCATGGATTTCGTTGGAAAGATTGGTCAGACTTCAAATCTGGATCACCGACATCTACTGTTACCAATGCCGATCAACAGATTGGAATTGGTGATGGTGTGAGAACAGTCTTTCAGTTGACGAAACTGTATTCCTCATCCTCAAACCCGTATACCAGAGAAATTAAGAAACCAGTGGCCGGGAGTTTGACAGTTGCGATCAATGGGGTTGCGAGAACAATAACAACGGATTACACTGTCAACACGACAACCGGCTTGGTGACGTTCCTCGTTGCTCCGGGGAACGCTTTGCCAGTGACTGCTGGTTTCGAATTCGATGTGCCAGTTCGTTTCGATCAAGATGAAATTCTCGTGAATGTGGAACTGTTCGACTCTGGACAGGTCCCTGACTTGAGTATCATGGAGATTCGCATATGAGCAAGCTAGTCTCTTCTCCTCTACAGGCTCATCTTGATACACGTCAAGTAACGATGGCTCACTGTTGGAAAGTCACTCGACTAGACGGCATTGTCCAGGGTTTCACTGAGCATGATGTTCCACTGACTTTCGACTCTGTTACGTTTGAGGCAGACTCTGGATTTACTGCAACAAAGATAGATTCAAGCATTGGTCTATCTGCTGATAACCTCAATGTCGAAGGTGCTTTGAGCAGCGACACTATCAACGAAAACGATCTTTCTTCTGGCAGGTATGATGACGCCCAAGTGGAACTCTTCTGGGTGAACTTCGAAGACGTCTCGCAGAGAGTCCTCCTTAGCAAAGGCAATCTTGGTCAAGTAAAAAGAGGCGAACTTGCTTTCGATGCTGAATTGCGTTCGCAGAGCCAGAGGCTTCAACAGACCACTGGACGGATATATTCAAGAACTTGTGATGCCATTTTCGGTGACTCTCGCTGCGGAGCAAACCCGGCTTCTTTCGACAGTTCTGGGACAGTCTCGACTGTGATTGATAATCGCCAGATGGTTGTCACTGGACTCTCAAACAATGTGAGCGGATACTACACTTTTGGACTTCTGGAATTCACCAGCGGGGCGAATAACGGATTGAAGTTCGAAGTCAAGAGACACGAGCCTGGACTGATAATCCTGTGGGATCAGCCGCCTTTCAATATCGTGGCCAGCAACACATTTAATGTCATCGCTGGCTGCAACAAATATGATACGACTTGCGCTTCGAAGTTCTCGAACATCGTAAATTTCCGTGGGTTCAATTTCATTCCTGGCTCGGACTTCCTCACTCGGTATGCCTTGAGAGACGGATCGCAAACTGGTCAAAGCATTTTCAATGAGTGATCACATAACAGAGATAGCCCGTGAATGGATCGGGACTCCTTACATGCACCAGATGTCTGAGATTGGTTTAGGCTGCGACTGCCTAGGCCTCCTCCGAGGTGTGTGGCGCACCTATTACCAAAGGCCGGAGCCAGAGGAAGCCCCAAACTATACGGCCTCTTGGGGAGATCACAGAACTGACGACCCACTCTTGGCTATTGCCAAGAAACACTTTGATGCGGTAACATGCCTTGAGCAAGCCGAGGTTTTAATGTTTCGCATGAGACCGACCGTTGCTGTGAAGCATTGCGCCATCTACACCGGAAACAAGGTCATGATTCACGCCTATTCGAATCACATGGTAAGAGAAGAGGAATTCACTGACTGGTGGAATAAAAAACTCGTCGGTAAATTCAGGTTCAAATAAATGGTCGCTCTTCTTCTCACATCGGCAGTTGCATCTTCTAGCCTCACAGGATTTTCCTTGTTCGCGGCGAGTCTGGCGGCTTCGGCGGTCGGTAACTTCATTGACAGCAAGCTGTTTCCAACGAATATCAGTCAAGAGGGACCAAGACTTGAGAACATCAATCTCAGCACGTCTTCCGAAGGACAGCCTGTAAAGAGACTGTTTGGGACTTCTCGCCTCGGTGGGAATATGATATGGGTAACGAATTATCGTGAGGTCTCTAAGACCACGACTCAAAGCGTGGGCGGAAAAGGAGGCGGTGGCGATACAGTCTCAAACACTGAATACACCTATTTCGTGAGTGTAGCTTTCGCTTTCTGTGAGGGCAATCCTCGTGCTTCTCTTGGGCGTATATGGGCAGACAATCGTCTCATGGAGACCAGCGGGGTTGTCTACAGATTCTATCCTGGCTCAGAAACGCAGATAGTTGATCCAAAGATTTCACAAGTCGAAGGAGCGCAGTTGGCCTCTGCTTTCAGAGGAATCGCTTACATCGTTTTTGAAGAACTTGAACTCACAGAATTCGGAAATCGTATTCCGATGATAACTGCCGAGGTCAATGTTCCTGTCAACGATCCGTCAGCAGACTTGCTAGAGAACTTGATTGAAAGCGTAAACCTGATCCCATCAACTGGTGAGCAGGTCTACGCAACGACTCCGATTGTCACTACGATAAAAGATCAAGTCACTTTCTCTAACACCAATCTCAGTGCAGATAAAACTGATTTCGTGTGGTCCATGGAGAATTTGAAGAAACAAATGCCGAATGTCACGAGTTTGAATCTTGTGATATCTTGGTTTGGAAACGATCTACGTCTTGGCTCTGCAACTACGAAACCGAAAGTAGAGTTCGGACCAGCCGTCAACAGTTCCTACGCTGTCGGAATAAAGGGATTGATATCTACTACTTACGGTTTCACGCAAAATACCGAAGACAATTGGACTGTCAACGGTTTGAACAGAAACAACGCAGAGATCGTTTCTACAGATGCCGGAGGCAGTCCGAATTTCGGAGGGACTCCTGCTGATTGGTCAGTTACAGAAGCAATCCTATACACGATGGATACGGCAGAACTCGACGTTCATTTCTATCCGTTTATATTGATGGACATTGTCGCTGGTAACACCCTCCCTAACACTGACGGAGTGACGACTGGTCAGCCGACTTTCCCGTGGAGAGGAAGAATTACTGTTTCTGCGCCCTCTGTCGATAAGACGGCTGCTGCTGGGACGCAGATGGATGCCTATATGGGTTCTGTTACAAGAACTCAATTCTCTAACACCGGAACTAGAATTACCTATTCAGGCTCTTCAAGTGATTGGGGGTATCGTCGTTTCATTTTCTTCTATGCTCATTTGTGTGCTGCCGCTGCTGCTGCGAGTGTGACCCCGACACGCTTCAAGCCTTTCTATATCGGAACAGAACTCGTTGGTATCAACAGAGTGAGAAACAATGCTGGCGTCTATGTTGGGACAGCCGCTCTCGTATCCATTCTCAACGATGTCCGTGCGATCTTCGACAGTTACGGAATTACTGATGTAGAACTCTCGTATGCTGCTGACTGGAGCGAATATCATTCTCATCGCCCAGAGGACGCCTCAGGAGATATCCTGTTTCCTCTGGATGCAATCTGGTCGAATGCAAACTGCGACCATATCGGCATAGACAACTATATCCCTATCTCCGATTGGCGGGACGGAACGTCTCATCTTGACTTTGGTGAAGGGAACGACGTTTATGGAAACCCAAGAGCGAGATACATCTACGATCAGCCTTACCTGAAAGGTCAAATCGAGGGTGGAGAACTCTTCGACTATTTCTACGCGAGTCCAGCAGATCGTGCTTCTCAGACGAGAACTGTGATCCAAGATCTGGCTCACAGCGAGCATTGGATTTTCCGTCAAAAAGACATGAGGAACTGGTGGTCCAACACTCACCATCCTCGTCCTCTGGGAGTCAGGGCCGCTTCTCCCACTTCTTGGGCTGCTAGTTCAAAGAGAATTCGTTTCTCAGAATTCGGTGTTCCAACTATTGACAAAGGGACAAATCAACCGAACGTGTTCTTTGACCCGAAATCATCTGAAAGCTTCATTCCTTATTTCTCTAATGGAAACAGAGACGATCAAATTCAGCGTTCTTACTATGAGGCCATGATCACTTATTGGAGAGACAACTCTCCGACTTCTCCCATACGCATGATCGCAACTGCGGAAATGTGTGCCTGGACTTGGGACGCTCGCCCTTATCCTGCGTTCCCCTATCGTTCCGATCTCTGGTCAGACTCTCCCAACTGGACTTTCGGTCATTGGCTGAATGGTCGTGCTGGCTCTGTCCCGCTGGCAGAGTTGGTGAAGATGATCTGTGCATGGGTTGGGTTCGTTGCCTCCGATCTTGATGTCACTGAACTGATTGGTAAGAATTCGATAGTTCGTGGTTATGTGGTTGACAATCAATCTTCTCCAAGGTCAGCTTTGGACCCTCTGTTCTCGGCTTATCTTTTTGATGGCTTCGAGTCTCAGGGCAAGTTGAAGTTTGTCCTTCGTGAATACACAAGATTTGAAGAGATTGATGTTCAAGATCTTGTTGCTCAAAGTGGGAACAAGAGTTCTGGATACCAGATCACCAGAGCCCAAGAGACAGAGATGCCACAGAACTCGTCTGTGTCGTTCATCAACCCTGCCGATGATTATCAAGTGGCGACTGCCACCGGAAGTCGCCAGACAACGACAAGCAAGACTTCTGTCGACATGAGATATCCTTTGGTGTTTGAGACTGGTGCGGCGAAGATGCTCGCTGAGATCATGATTCAACAGGCATGGGCTGCTCGTGAAAGCATCGAGTTGGCCCTGAGCAACGATCGCATCAAATATGATCCAGGTGATGGATTCTCAATAACTATTGGAAATCATCTCAAGAGGTTCCGCTTTTCCGGAATCTCTAAGGGTGACTTTCTTGAGGTTGATGGTAGCGGTATCGACATCTCAATCTACGATGCAGTCTCCAGCAACTACGGAAGCAACACGACGAACACTCTCCCGACAGTCGGCAGCACGAATCTGTATTTCATGGATCTTCCCTTGGTGACTGGTGACGAGCCTCGTCCTTGGGCTCCAAGAGTGGCGGCTTTCCAAAGTCCATTTCCTCGCTCGGTTGATATCTATGAAGTGACGAATAATGCTGCTGATCTGAGTTTCAATAACAGAGTATTGGTTCCATCCCAAATGGGAATTCTGTTCGCTGCTCTGCAGATTGGACCGCACGAGATCATTGACGAGGGAAATGTTCTATCGGTCGATCTTCGGTCTACGAGTTTCCAGATTCTCAGCGAAACCGAAGAGAATGTTCGCAACGGGGCAAACGCAATCGCCATATTGACTCCTAGCGGAAACTGGGAAATTCTGAAGTTTATCAATTCTTCTTTCGTTGTTGGATCAAGATACAATCTGACTAGACTGTTTCGTGGTCAACTAGGGACTTGGCCTATCATGGAAGTCATTCCGATTGGTTCACCGTTCGTGATTTTGAATCCTGCTGGAACGAATGTTCTTTCTATACCTGCCGAAAGAAAACTCGATGCCATCACTTGGAGATATGGTCCGAACGTTTACGGGACAGCAAGTCCTTTCTTCAGAACTGAAACTCACACTGGTAAAGCTGTTGGAGAACTTCCTTATCCAGTGGCCGACGTCGAGTTTTTCAAGACTGCTGCTGCCGATGTTCTCATTACTTGGAGACGGCAAACGAGATTTAATGGCGAAGGATTTGATGCTGCAAACGTGCCTTTGAACGAGGACGATGAGCGGTATGAAATCGATTTACTTACGAGCCTTGATGTGTTACTAACAACCGTGTCAACAACTGTTGCGTCTTACAGTTATGTTGGAGCGCCGGCGAACTTCAAAGCGCGAATCTATCAGATGTCTACCAATATCGGCAGGGGAAGACCAGTGACCAAACAGAGTCCCTTCTAATGTCAACGACAGTCAACAATCTTCCGCTTATGCAATCTGCCCAAGCGCAGAAGTTTCTGACGTTCAACTCTGCGATCAGCTATCTGGACGCTCTCGTCAATCCAACAGTTTTCAACCGAACGACATCTGCTCCACCTGTGAGCCCGACGGAAGGAGATCGATACATCGTCGGTCCTGCACCTACTGGAGCATGGACGGGGCAAGCCAACAGAATCGCCGTTCGTATCGGCACAAATTGGGTCATCTTCACTCCTTCTGAAGGATGGAATGTCTATGACCAAGGCGCGAACGAATATGTCAGTTACAACGGTTCAGCATGGGTCACCCTCGCTTCTTTGGTCGGTAGCGCTGGATCAAGTTTCGCTGATAACCTTTTTGAGTTGTTCGACAACCTCGACAACACGAAGAAAGCTGTATTCCAGCTGTCCGGTTTCCCAACGGCGACGACTTATACATACACTCTGCCGAACTCGAGTTCGACTCTTGCGATTCTTGCAGCGACTCAAACTTTCACCGGAACGACTACGTTCAGTGGAACGTTCGAAGTTTCTGCTGCGAGTGCATCACTGGGAACTGCAGTCGTGGCTTCTACTGCCAACGTAGGAAGTGGAGCAATTACGACTGGTCTCACGAAAACGGTCAACCTTGGAACAGGCGGACTTTCCGGATCGACGACAGGGATCAACATCGGCTCTGTGGTTGCTGGTTCTCTTGGGACATTGGTCATAAACTCGCCGACTGTGACTTTCTCGTCATTGGTTACAGCGATCGCGGCGGCTGCTGCAAACTTGTCCGTTCTGCGAATTGGGATCGGTGGTGCGACTGCTGACGCGACCAATCGCCTGTCGATCAACACTCCCGCAGTCTTGCTGAACAACGCTGGCACCAGCATTGACATGACGTTCAATAAGAACGCCGCCGCGAACGACGCCTCTCTGAGTTTCAAAACAGGATTCAGCACTCGCGGCATATTTGGCCTGCTCGGCGACGACGATTTGACTGCCAAGGTCAGTCCCGACGGCACGACTTTCTATACAGGTCTGATCATCAAAGCGTCTGATGGTCGAGTCGAATTTCCGGAGCCGCTAGTTCTCCAATCGAAGTCAGCGGTCCCTGCTGCTCCTGCCGCTGGGAAACTAGCGATCTATGCGCGTTCGCGCGCTGGTCAGTCATATGTCGACGTGCAAAGACCTTCTGGTCGGGACTTTCCTCTCCAGCCTCATTTCGGTGTCAACCGGATTGCACGATGGAGTCCGTCTGTCACGGCCACGATCTCGGTTGACGGGATGCCGATCACGAACGTCGGAACAGTCTCCCACCCTACGCTGGCTTCGACCACGCTGATCACTTCTATGCGTCGCTGGACGATCACTTCTGCAGCGGTGATTAACAGTGTCTGTGACCAAAGATCTGCAGGATGGGTCTGTTTCAGGGGAAATGCTGCTGGTCGCGGCGGGTGGAGTTACACGAGTCGCTTGTCCCTGACGACTTTGCAAGCGACCGGGATGGCCTTCTTTGGGCTTTA